AAGCTGTCGCGCCATCAGCTGGCGGCGCGGTACAATATATCGACCTGGATGGTTTGGGCGGTTCAGTCCGGCAAGCGCAGGGGGACGCGCCAGGGCGACGATCTTGTTTTCACAAGCGAGACGGACACGCAAAAGATCAAGCGGGACAAGGCGGCGATGTTAATGAAGGCCGGGCGGATACTGGCCGATCTGGAAGCCAGCACTGTCGAGCTTGAGCAGGAAGAAATGCGCCGGTCGATTGAGGCTTTTACGGAGGGCTTGGAATGATTTCCGAGTTCGACGCCGCGCAAAAGACGTGTCCGGCCTCGCGCACCCCGGAAAAAGGTTGCATCGGTCAGAAATGCATGGCCTGGCGCTGGGCGCCGCCGAGCGAGGGCAAGCCGATGGGCAGGCCGCCAAAAGAAAAAAAAATCTTTGATCGCTTAGGATATTGCGGATTGGCAGGGCCAATTGCAACCTGAAGCCTACCGCGAAGCCTTTATAGATTTCTGCCGCCACCTGCGCATTGATTCAAAGGATTACGGCGTCATGCCGCTGGTTCTTATGGGCTCGCAGATCGAGTTCATGGATCAGGTCTTCGGCCCCAAAGGGATTGCAGGCGGCATCCACGAATTCGTCGCCTTAAAAGGGCGGCAAATGGGTATATCGACGATATCCGTCGCAATCGATTTGTTCTGGCTGTTCATGCATCCGGCGACCCAGGGCGCGATCATTACCCATAACGACGAAGGCCGCGATAACTTCCGGCACATCATGACGCGCTATCTGGAAAACCTGCCCGCCTCTCATAAGATCGGCATCAGGACGCATAACCGATATCAGCTTGTTTTATCCAACGGCTCGGTGGTAAATTATCTTGTCGCCGGGACTAAAAAGGGAGGCACTCTTGGACGCGGTTTGGGCCTTAATTTCATACACGCAACCGAGTGTTCCTCGTGGGGGGATCAGGAAGGTCTTCAGTCCCTCCTCGCGTCTCTTGCTGAAAAAAATCCCGAACGCCTCTATATCTTTGAAAGTACCGCCCGCGGGCGAAATATGTTCTTTGAGATGTACGATAGCGCGTCCGAAATCGAAACACGTCATGCGTTTTTCCTCGGTTGGTGGCTTAAAGAAGACTACGCTTATGCCAGAGGGTCACCTGTATTCGAGCGCTACTGGGACGGTCAGCTCACCGAAACCGAGCAAGAGCGCTGCCAAAAGGTAAAAGATCAACACGGGCATATCATAACTCCCGAGCAAATCGCCTGGTATCGCCTTCAGGAAAAAAAAGCCGTTTCGCTCGACCTTCTTCAGCAAGAGTTCCCCTGGACAGCGGACGAAGCGTTTATTCAATCCGGCAGAAGCTTTTTTCCCAATCGCATTCTTATGGACTCGCACGACCTCGCGCGGAAAAAGAAGTTCATGGCGTTTCGCTATTCGCTCGGCGAAGATTTTTTCGCCACCAACATGGAACAGCTCTACGAAAAGCAGATCGCTTTCGCCCAGCTCCGCATCTGGGAAGAACCCGACCCGGAAGGCGTCTACGTTATCGGCGTAGATCCGGCCTACGGCCAAAACGAAGACAGCGACCGTTCCTGCATTTGCGTGTTGCGCTGCTACGCCGATAAAGTCGTTCAGGTCGCCGAATTTTCCTCGACCTACGTGCAGACAAATCAGCTTGCGTGGATCGTCATGCATCTGGGCGGTTCTTACAAAAGCGCCATGATTAATATGGAAATCACCGGCCCCGGCATGGCCGTGTGGCAGGAAGTCATGCATTTGCGCCAACTCGTCACTTCCGGCCAGCTCGCCGAACGCGCCAAAGACGCCGGCGTCTCGGATATGTTCGGATCGATAAGGTGGTATCTCTATAGAAAATGGGACAGCCCGACCATGCCGATGGGCGTTTATCACTGGAAAACCAATTACGAAAACAAGCGCCGCATTCTAAATCAAGTCAAAGATTCGATCAGCATACGTCATCTCGAATTGTCTTCCGTTAAGCTGGTCGAGGAAATGGCAACGATGGTTCAGGAAGGCTCGACCATTCAAGGTGACGGCAGAGCCAAGGACGATAGGGTTATGGCGCTGGCGCTCGCGCATTCGTGCTGGACGGATTACACCCGCCGCGAAATGATTTCCCAGGGCAGAACTTTCGCCGTCGAACAACAACGTATGGCGGGCCGGGAAGAAAAACAACGCTCGATGGGCGATATGAACGCCGTCGTGTTCCGTGATTTCTTCGTCAAGAAACAAGTTCAGCGCATCCAAACCCAACGCTACAACCGCATGAGAAAGAGACGCTAATGCCCCGCTTTGCCAAATTCGCCTGCGAAGACTGCGAGACGGTGTTCCGTGTTCCGGTCGTCGATGTCTTCGAGGACGGCACTTTGAAGCCGGAAGGCAAATATGTCATGCGGGCCGATAAATGGTTCGACGAGAATAACCGCGAAGTGCCGCCGTTTCGCTCGATGTTCGTCGATCCGCACGGTCGCCTTATCGAGGACGCAAGCTGTCCCAAATGCGAAGCCGAAGCCCAGCGCCAGTTTACCGCCCCCGCCATTGCCACCGACAAAGGCAAAGCGACCGACAGCATCGCCAAAGATTTGATGACCCAATTCGACATGGGCAACATGAAAGACGCACAGCGTCCCGGCGATGCCGCCGGTATACCGATTGCCAATCATCTAAAACCGGTCGCGGATAATATGTTTAGAAAAAAACAGATCGGTAACGTATCCGGCGCCCGAGGAATGTTGCAACCAGCCCTCGGCCCTACGGGAAATTACGCCAACGAATCGGGATCAAGAGCGCACGATATGTTGAAAAATTTAACGGGGCCCGGCAAATTTACCGGAAAGGCAGTACAATGAAAGTCGATACCAAAGATATTCGCGGCTTTGCCGACGATCTTGTCAAAAAATGCACCATCAGCCAGGCGACGCGCGCTTCGCAATACGGCGTCTATCGCAAGTATTTTTTTGACGGCGCCGGTTACACCGATAACGGCCCGATCGTCGCTGATTACAATAAAATCAATAGCCATATCGACGAACTTGCGTCCTATCTGTTCAGCCCGGACGAACTCAGGTTTTTGATCGAAGCCACCCGCAACGCCAATCCGAAATTGCTGTCGCAATACGAAACCGCCAGCTCGTTTTTGACGCGGCAGTTTCATTTGCGCGATTGCGATTTGTCGATCGGGCGCGGCATGGTTTGGGCGCTGGTTTATGGAAGTTGCTTTCCAAAATACGTCTGGAACGCGCCGCGCAAAATCAGAACCGAAGACGATCTACCGGTTTTTCCGGTTGAGGGCGAAATCGATCCCTATCTCGTAATGCCCTATCAGCTTGGCGTCATGCGCGAGGACATCAACGGCCTCGATCGCCAGGAAGCCATCGTTCAAACCAATTATATTCTGATCGACGAACTAGACCGGCAATTAAAGGATCACCCGAAATACAAGGACATCATGGCCGAAGTCAGGGCGGCTAAGGAATTGAACGCGGGCGATCCGAAAGATATGGCGCACTCGGTATTTGTCGGAGAGAACTATCCGATCGTAACCTCCGGCAATCCGCAAAACGGCGGCGGCCAGGTCATGGTGCAATCAAACATGCCGCAAATCGCCATGAGCCCGGATGTCGTGGCGCGTATGGTCAAGACCAACGAGATTTGGGTGTGGGACGACGAGATGGACGATTATACGACCATCATCAACGTCGATGGTGGACCGATCATCGAAGGCGAATTAAAGCGCCGCAATCTGAACGTCCCCGGCGAGCATCCCTACGGCCAGCTTTGCCCGAACGAAATCGAGGGCTATATCTGGGGGGTCAGCGAAATTGCGATGATTTCCCGTCTGCAAGAGCGTCTTAACCAGCGCATGCAGGACATGAACGATCTTATCGATCGCAAGGTCGATACGGCGAGAGCTTTTATCGGTTTTTCCGGCATCGACGAAGAAAAAGCCATGACTCTTAACACGCCCGGCGGATGGATCGCCGAACAAGACCCGGGCGGAAAAATAGAAACCATCAATCCCGACATTCCAAAGGAACTCGTCGAAGACATCGAGATGGTGCAGCAGATGTTTTCCGATCAGGGCGGCCTCTCCTCGATCCTGCAAGGCCAAGGCGAAAGCGGCGTCCGTTCCGCCCAGCATGCCGAAACTCTTGTTCGCACGTCTTCACCGCGCTTGCGCGACCGTTCTTTGCTTATCGAGCGTCAGGTTGCCGTGTGCGGCGACAAAGTATTTAAGCTGCTACAGGAAAAGATTGCCGATCAGTTTACAACTAAAGACAACCAAACCTTTACATTAAGCCAAATAGACGGAGACTATAAAATGACTGTAGATAGTCATTCTTCTTCGCCAGTATTTAGCAAAGAAGCTAAAGACACTACTTTATTGTTGGCAAAACTTGGAGTTATTGATGGGGAAAGTATTTTAGACTTGCTACAGCCGCCATTACTTGATACATTGAAAGCACGTCTTCGTCAGAAACAGGAAGCCCAAGCAAAAATGCTGAAGGAACATCCTGAACTGGCGGTAGAGGGCGGTGCGGGCAAAAAGAAGAAGGGAATCTTCGGAAAATAGCCTTCACTGGTGATTTACCAACATTCAGGAGACTACTCATGCGTAAAGGTCGCAAGCACAGCCGTAAGGCTCGGCGCTAAAGCCAATGGCGCTCCCGGCTCCAGCAACTCCGGCGATGATGTCCCCAGGCCCGATGGCGTCCGGGGTTTCCGCCCCGTCACCGTCGCCTGGCGCTGAAGCCGCCGTTGTCGCCAAGGTCAGGGGCGCCATCCAGATTCTACAGCAGGCCGCTGCATCCGCCGATCCCGCCTCCGAAATCGGACGCGCCGTTTACAAGGCGATCCTCGATCTCGGCAAGGTCGCCCCCTCGGGCCAATCGACCGCCGGAATGGAAACCACCGCGCAAGGTAACATCGCACAGGACGCCAAAAAGAAAGCGATGCTGATGATGTTGCTGCAAAAAGCGGCGCAAGGCCAGCAAAGCGGCGCCGGAGCCCCCGCTCCCGGAGCGCCGACCCCGACACCCCCGTCCCCCGAAGGAGATTGATATGCCGTTAAAGGGAATGGAGCCTCGTTACACGAAGCTCATCGAGACCGACGCCCAGATCGTCAAGGTCGATATGGATTATACCGATTTCGGCAGCCGCAAGGCCGGTATGCCCGGTTCGATCAAGAACGAACGCACCATTAAACACGTCAAGGGTGCATAATGGACGAAACCCAACAAAAAGAAGCGGCTTTCGCTCTTTTAAATCAGCTTATGAGCAATCCGGAAACGCGCCGACAGACGCAATTGCTGGTTAAAAAAGCCAATCCCAAGGCTTCCATTCCTGAAATCGACGCGGCCCAGCCGCTCGTCGGCGCGATCAATAACCAGCAGAAAGAAATTGACGCGCTCAAGATGGAATTGATGAAGCGCGACGCCCAGGCCGACATCGACAAGAAGCACGGCAGCCTGAAATCGCAAGGTTACACCGACGAAGGCATTAAGAACATCGAAAAGTTGATGGTTGAACGCAACATTTCCGATTACGACGCGGGCGCGGCCCTGTTTGACCGGATGAATCCGGCGCCGAGCGTTTCCTCGCCGAGCTATGTCGGCCAGAGCTTCTTCAACGGCGTCGATACCAGCGGCGAGGATTTCAAGAAATTCTCAACCAATCCCGGTGCGTGGGTTGACGACGAAACCAGCCGGGCCATCGCGGATTTCCGCAGCGGCAGAGCAAACTAAAAAGAGGGAAATGACCAATGCCGGTTTTTAATAAAGGTATCGTTCCGGGCGGCGCAATCGGCACCGAACTATCCTACGTCACCCGCCGGGCCTATGTTCCGGAATTGATCGTCCAGATTTACAAGGCGACCCCGGTATTGTCGTTGCTCCTTCGCAACAGCCAGAAGGCCGCGGGCGGTCTTTCCCAGATTACCGTGCCGGTGCAGGGTTCTTCTTTCGTTAACTGGAACTGGACGGATTATTCCGGCACGTTCCCGCAACCAGCCGTGCAAACCGCCGTCACCAACGCAGAGTTCAACC